GGTTCGCTGATGCCCATCTACGAATACGAATGTCCTCAGTGTGGTCAGTTGTTCGAAGCTATTACGCTGAACAAGGAGATCGATCACTTCTGCCCCTACTGTTCAGTGTCGATGCGAAGACTCATGAGTTCCCCTGCCTATACTAAAGTCCTCGGATACAACGCGAAAAATGGCTACTCAGCCTGGAGTGATTAACAAGACCCTGCTCGTCGATACGGACATCCTGTTTTTCAAATTCGCTTGCCGAAATGAAAATATAATCGATTGGGGTGATGGTGAATCCCTGGATATCGATGAGGATAAAGCCATCATTGAGTTCGATTCGTTCCTTATCGACGTTATGGAAAAAACCGAATGCCGGGAGTTGATGCTCTGTATGACGCATGATGTCAACTTCCGGTATTCCGTTCTGCCAACCTACAAACACAATCGTCAGGATAAAGTACGCCCTGAGCTTATCAAGACCCTCAAGGAACACGCCTGGGCAAACTACCCATGCAAACAGGTCAAGTGGCTGGAGGCTGATGATGTCATGGGCATCCTCGGATCGAAAGACCCCAACAAGTATGTGGTTGCATCGACCGACAAAGACCTGAAGACAGTCCCCTGCACCCTGTTCAATTGGGATAAGGACGAGAAACCGAGGCGCATCTCCATCGAGGAGGCTGACTACTGGTTCCACTACCAGTGGCTAACAGGAGACTCCACTGATGGCTACACCGGCTGCCCGAAGATAGGCCCCGTGAAGGCTAAGAGACTCCTGGACGATACACCACGGGAGGAATGGGGCGAGGTCATCTTGGAGAAATATGCAGAGAAATGTTTCAGCTACGAGGAGATCCTTCAGCAAGCCAGGGTGGCCAGGATTCTACGCTACGGAGAATACGATTTCAAAAACAAGGAGGTTATTCTTTGGCAACCAAAGTACCGTTAAAATTCCTGAGACATGTTCCCTCAGCACCAACGCCTTTCTATTCGACCCCTGCTTCGGCAGGGTTTGATATTTCTGCGATAGAGGAACAAGCCATCTTTCCGTATCAGATTACCAAGAAAGTCTGCTTCGTTCGCACCGGCCTGAAGGTTGCCTTTCCTGAGGGTTATGAACTCCAGATCCGACAACGGTCTGGTCTCAGTGTCAAGTATCCGAACTACCTTGCCAATGGTATCGCAACAATTGATGCGGACTACCGTGGTGAAATCTTACTGCCCATCGTCAACTGGACCCAGGAACCTTGGCTGATTCTGGTTGGGGATCGAATCGCTCAAGGAATCGTTAATCCAATCACCCAGGTTGACTTCCAAGACATGACAACCCGCACAGGTGTGCTACCTGAGACCAGTAGAGGAGAAGGTGGATTTGGGAGTACAGGGAGGTAATCAGAGCATGACAACTCTCAAGAAGTTCCGAACGAAGTTTGGTCGTGACATTTTCAACCAGAAATACCGACACCAGCTTGCCAATAGTTGGGGAGAGTTGGCGCATACTTTGGCCTATAGCGTCTGTGGTGGCCTTCTTCCTGGTGGTGTTATCAAAGAAATTTTCTACGCCATCACCGCCAAGAAATTCATCCCTGCCGGTCGTTATCTCTACTACGCCGGTCGTGCTGTTCCCTACTACAACAACTGCTTCGCCATGAAGGTGGCAGACACCCGTGAGGGGTGGTCTGAGCTGGTCAAGAATGTCACTTCTGCCTTGATGATTGGTGGTGGTGTCGGTGTTGATTACTCTGCCTTGCGCCCTGAAGGTGCGCTTCTGAAGAGAACCGGTGGTACAGCATCCGGTCCAATCCCGCTGATGATGATGCTCAATGAAATTGGACGCAACGTCCAGCAGGGTGGATCCCGACGTTCTGCTTTATGGGCTGGTCTCAACTGGCGGCACAAGGATATCGACAAATTCATCCACCTGAAGGATTGGCCTTTGTGGCTCCAGGAACAAAAGGCCTTGGACTACAACGTACCGGCACCGATGGACATGACCAACATTTCAGTGCTGTTCGATGATGAATGGCTTGTACCGCCCCTCACTCCAGACCATGTGTTTAACGAGGTAGTGCGCCAAATGTGCCAGACCGGTGAACCAGGGATGTGCTTCAACTTCGGAGAACAATCCGACGAAACCCTACGCAACGCCTGTTGCGAGTTCATCTCCGACGAAGATTCTGACATGTGCAACCTGGGATCTCTCAACCTTGCAGCAATCAACAGCATTGAGGAGTTGAAGGGAATCATCTATCTCGCATCTCAGTTCCTTGTATGTGGTTCTGTCAGAGCTGAACTACCCTACGAGAAATGCCGTGATGTGCGCGACAGAAAGCGAAAGATCGGCCTTGGACTCATGGGTGTGCATGAGTGGCTATTGAAGCGTGGAGAGCGATATGAGGTCACTCCTGAGTTGCATGAATGGCTTGCTGTGTACCGGGATGTTTCGACCGAAGCTGCCAACCAGTGTGCCGACAACCTGTCCATCAGTAGACCTATCCGTTATCGTGCCATAGCCCCTGCCGGGACCATCTCCATCATGGCGGGTACCACTTCCGGCATCGAACCGCTGTTCGCTACCGCAGTCAAGCGTCGGTATCTTGTTGGTGGCAGGAACTGGAAGGAACAGTATTTCGTTGACCCTACTGCCAAGGTTATCTCTCAAGAGTTGGGTATCGATCCTGATTCCATTGAGACTGCCTACGACCTTGCAGCAGATCCAGAACGTCGAATCAAATTCCAAGCAGACGTGCAGGACTATGTGGACATGGGGATCTCTTCGACAATCAACCTTCCTGAATGGGGATCGGATCTGAACAATGAGGACACAGTTGCTAAATTGGGTCGAATTATCATGCGCTATTCTGGTCGTCTTCGTGGCATTACAACTTATCCAAACAACGCACGGGCTGGTCAAACGCTCACTGCTGTTCCTTTCAAAGAAGCTGAAGCTTTAGAGGGACAGGTGTTTGATGCGTCCGAATTCCAATGCAAAGGAGGGGTTTGTGGAATTTAACGGCAATGATAACCCACGCAAGTACGGTCGTTTCAAAATCCGCGCAGACACAATCGCATAACACCATAAGGAACTTACATGGATATTCGCAGATGCGGGCCTTCTTGTTGTTCGTGCTTCTAACGACATGTGCGGCGATTACATCTTCTACTCTGCACTTGGGAAACCCTTCCGACGAGTTCCATACGGAGAAACCATCCCGACGTACACCCTCATCTTCCTTTCAAAAGGTGACGGCACGGCAGAGTACAAGTTCATTGAAAACGACACCAACAACCCTGAATTGGAAATGGAGTGGTAACAAAATGATACATCCAGACCACCTCAGAGAACTCACCGAGGAGGTCTTGAATCAGCATGGTATGTACTCCAAGGCTGCCGTTGAGCTGCTCATGCTCACGGCTGCCCAGGAGTCCCACTGTGGTAGATACCTGAGGCAAATCAAGGGACCAGCCTTGGGTATCTTTCAGATGGAACCGGCTACCTATCACGACCTCTGGAAAAACTACATCTTCTATAATTACCGGATCGCCGAAGAGCTGAATAAGTATAACGTCAACAGTAACAACTGGCGTATCCATATGATTGGCAACATTCCCTACCAGATCCTGATTGCCAGGGTCAACTATCTTCGTATGCCTGAATTATTGCCAGACCATAATGACCTTCGTGGATTGGCTCGATATTATAAGAAGTACTGGAACACATACTTGGGTGCTGCCACCATCGATGAGGCAATGAATAATTATTACCTCTACGCAGTGTCTAACTCAAAGTATTGAAATTACTCAGGATGCCACGACGACCTACTGGAGGACAAAAGGAATGGATATCGAGCAGTTACAGAAGATATTGTCAAGAATGGATAACATCAGTAAACAGCTTGAGAACATTATCTCTACACTAAAGGATAAGGAGATTATTGTTAAAACCAAACTTTCCAAGAGAAAGGTAAAGAGTAATGATAGCCAAACTTCCTCATGAAAGTGTAGACCTCATCAAGCTATTGGATCAGCTTTATCCAGAGAGATGTCCTAACAAGATGGACTCAGAACGTGAAATCTGGATGAAAGTTGGTGAGCGTAGACTTGTGAATCGTCTTCTCCGTATTCTTGAATATCATGAGAGAGGAGAAACTATAATTAAAGAAATGAGAGAGAAAGTAAAATAAGAGAGGAGGTGGACAGCTATTGGCAAGGTCATTCGGACCACAATTGTTGGGTGCTATTCCTGATTATGTTCCTCCACCAGTTGTTCCTGAATTTGAGATCCCTGAGCGTACCGACCCAAAGTTCAATGCACTGTGGAATGAACGCCTCCAACTCCTTAACCGTACAGGTCTCTATCGTGGTAATTTTAACAGTAGAGTAGCCATTAACCAAGATGCCCTCATGAACTTGGAGGTCACCAAAGACAACTACGGAGACCTTAAACGTTTGGTGGACATGAAGTCTATCACTGGTGTTGGTACTACAGAAGTAAGGTACCAACTCAAACCTAAATACAAAAGAGATCTTGGTAGAGAGAGTCGTCATCAAGCCACCCTGTCAGAACGGGAGGCACTGGGAAAGACCAGAGACCCTGTATCCATTTATGACCCTACCGGTGAAGGACGCATGAGCCGTGAACAGCAGCTCGACAGGTATTACGAGATGTATGTTGATGATACTCGTCAGTGGGCATCTGAAAACCAGTTCGATAAAGACCTTTACAACCTCCTCGCATCCAAGGTGAAGACCTATGAACTGAAGCGTGAGACAGAGAAGATGCAGTACCGCACCAAGATGCAAGAGGAGTTTGAACAACTCAGGCAGGGGCTGTCCACCAAGGCAGACGAGAACATCATCCTCGGTAAGCGTCGAGGGACCAATACCCTTAACACGCAAGGAAGCGCAGGAGGCTTAGGCATACCACAATGAGTCAGGATACAGGTATGGTAGCTGGTCTCTTCACCCGTCTTGACGGCAAGAGGTCCAATCTATTGGAGAGATGCCGACGTTGTTCTGCCCTGACTGTGCCTCATGTCCTGCCTCCAGAAGGCAACGATGAGGACACCGCACTCCCGACTCCATACCAGAGCCTGGGTGCCAGGGTAGTGAACAATCTCGCATCAAAGCTGATGTTAACCTTATTTCCTCCCAACTCTCCTTTCTTCCGTTATGATGTCGAACCAGCCACCATGGCGCAGTTGAAGCAGGAGTTGGGTGAAGAAGGATTCAAGACCAGGATTCGTCAACGCCTGGGGATGATTGAGCAGGATGCTCAGACCTACTTTGAGATGCAAGCATGGCGAGTGCCTCTCTTCAGGGCCTTGCGTATGGTCATCATCACCGGCAATGCGTTGATTGAATTTCCTGAAGAAGGACGACCGAAGGTTCACCGTATAGACAACTTTGTCATCCGGCGCAGTCCTTCTGGTCGAGTCCTTGAAATCATCACCAAGGAGTCAATCACCAAAGAGGAACTTCCTGAAGGCTTTGAACTTGAGGTCAACGACCAGGAGAACGCAGCTCAGGATGTCGAGAAAACCATCGACCTGTACACCTACTGCAGGTGGTCCGATGGCAAGTGGAATGTCCACCAGGAGATCCTGGGCAAGATGGTGCCGGATTCTGATGGCACCTACACTGAAGATGAGTTCCCCTACATCCCTTTGACCTGGATGCGTTCGGATGGGTATTCCTACGGAACCGGACAGGTTGAGGAGTACCTGGGTGACTTCCAGGCCCTGGATGGTCTGAACAAAGCCCTGTTGGAGGGTGCTGCTGCTGCTGCCAGAATCATCTTACTGGTCAACCCCAACGGCAACACCTACATCGACGACCTCCAGAAGGCCAAGAATGGGGACTTCGTTGAAGGCAACGCTGAAGATATCACCATACTTCAGCTTGAGAAACTGCACGACTTCCAGATCGCTTTCAATCAAGCGCAGAACATCGAACAGCGCCTGAGCCGTGCCTTTCTGTTGCATGAGTCAGTGCAACGGGATGCAGAGCGAGTGACCGCTGAAGAGATCCGCTACATGGCGCAGGAGCTGAACGATGCCAATGGCGGGATCTACTCGCTGATGTCTCTGGAACTTCAGCTTCCTTTGGTCAAGATTCTGATGTCACGTCTGGCAGACCAGAAGAAACTTCCTGAGCTGCCGAAGGGTGTCAAGCCGACCATCATCACCGGATTCGATTCCCTTGGTCGTGGTCATGACCTCCAGAAGTTGGTTACCGGTCTCCAATATCTTGAGCCTCTCGGCCCTGATGTCATGCGTACCTACATGGTCATCAACGACTATATCGACCGCGTGTTCACCGCCCTGGGTGTCGATACCGAAGGCTTGATTCGATCTGAGGAGCAAGTCCAACAAATCCAGCAGCAGAACCAGATGCAAGCCCTCATCGAGAAACTCGGACCTGAGGTGATGAAGCAGATGGGCGCTGCTCAGGGTGGTGGAGGTCAGCAAAATGTTCAGTCTTAAAGCAATCATGGGCATCAAGACAAAGAAAGATGATGCCAAGGATAAGAACGATAAGGACGCAAAGAAGGGCAAACGATGGTTGTTAAAAGCCCCTCTGCTCCTGAATAACCAATAACTATACAAAACTTGGGGAGAAGATATGCCTGCTGTAAAACCTACTCCTGATGTCACCGTCGATGGTGACACCCAGATTACCAACATTCCAGAAGGGGTCGATAACTCGGACCCTGGCGTTAAAGCCTACCTGGAAAAGATGGCCGCGAAAGCGGACCAAGGCACCAAGACCAGCACTGACGCTCAAGAACCTGAGCTACTTGCAGGGAAGTTCAAGAGCCGTGATGACCTTCTGAAGTCCATCAATGAGCTGTCATACAAGGACATGAGCGACGAGGAATTGGTTGCCAAATACAAAGAGCTGGAGTCCCG